AACGGACTTTGACTCCGTCACTCGTGGGTTCAAATCCCGCTATCCCAGCCATGCGTAAATCCTCTCTGTCATTGTGATTGAGGGGGTTTTTCTTTTTTGAATTTTTTGTGTTGTAATTGGCGATTACGCCACAATTACGCCATTGTGTATTTGTTAACCGCTTCAGAAAGTATCTTATAATCATCCATGTGTGTGTAACCGCCGGTTACTTCTAAAGATTGATGACCGAGAATTTTCGATACAACGGCAGTCGGCATTCCTCGTGCCTGCATCAGCGTGCTATATGTGTGTCGTGTTGAATGCGGCGGTAAAACTTCTATAGGCTGCTTTCCGTCAGTCGCAAGTTGCTTATTAAGACGATCGAAGAACCACATATATCTGCTTCGCAGGCTTGATTCTGTGACAATGTAATCAGCAATAACATATTTCTGAGCTCTGTTGATTTTTTCTTCAATAAAAGTCATTACATTCTTATTGATAGGTACTATTCGCTCCTTGCCGTTCTTTGGTGGGCCTATCGTTCCATCACGCTTAACAGCACTGTCGATAAGTACACAGCTACGTTTAAAATCAAACTTTCCCAGTGATAGAGCTCTCAGCTCACCGGAGCGTATTCCTGTTGACAAAAGAATGATTATCGGAAGCCCGAAAGTATCGTCGTTTTTTGCAAAATTTAAGATTTCGATTGCATCTTCCTCTGTGTAACTTTGCTTCTGCCCTGCTTTCTTCTTGGCTATCTGTGCTCTTGTAACGGGATTCTTTGTGCAATAATCGTTGTCTACTGCGTCCTCAAATAAGGCATTTAACAAAAAGCGTAACCGCTTCCGAATACTTTGGCTGTAATCAAGGTTCGCAAAAAAATCGGTAATATGGATGGGCTTGATGTCACTCAAGCTCATTTTGCCTATCTTATGATCGCTCACTTTTTGTAAGAGATACTTATATTCTTCAAACGTGCTTCGCTGTATGTTGTTTTTCTTGTATGTGTCCAGCCACACAGGAATCCATTCCGACAGCGAATAGTCGTCGGTTGCTCGCTTTGATTCTCCGCCGCTCTTGATAAACTCTTTGTACTTCTTACGGCATTCTGATTCCGTAGAGCCGTAGAATCGGTAACGTAATCTTTTTCCGAAAATATCATAGCCATCACTTATGGTCAATTCTATTTGGCCTGTTTTAAGCTTTCTGAAACTTCCGTCGCCCTTTTTGCGTGCTCTCATAATAAACACCTCCTAATTTCAATCCACGCCCTCTGTGCGAGGGCGACTTATGGTTGATCCGAATACCCGAAGTGCTTGGGCATTTCAATCCACGCCCTCATGTAGAGGGCGACATTTTTTAATCTAAGGTAGAGCGGTAATTTATTGTTTCAATTTTCTTTGGTATTTCTCCCTCAGCGTGATTACTCTCTCTTCGTCGCTTCCTGTTGCACTGATATAAGCGTTAAGCACTTGGACGGCATCTTTGTATCGTTCTACTTTTGCGAGCATTTCAGGCACACGCTGTATATAGCGTTCGCTGTTTGGGATCAATAAACACGCTTGAAAGCCTGCTTCGGCCGCTTCTCTGTATTTCCCTTCATTGTTAAATTCAATAGCGTCTGCAAACAGTGTGTCAGGAATGGATAGCGGTTTTTGAAGTTTCAAAAACTCAGGCTGATAAAAAACAGCACTTGAACATCCGTACACACAAAAAGGCGGAAAATTTATAGTCATTTTTGCTTCCTTTATTCTATACGTTTTTCCTCTTTGTTCACGGCATTTGTGGCACGGGGCACTGTGTGTGATGATTGTGTACGGCTCATCGGGAGTATGTAAATGCTTTAAGGAATTATATTCTCTCAGACATGTGATGATTCTTGACGGTGCTAAGCTAAGTGGCAAAGCAAACCAGTCAGTTAGATCATATTTCAATTTAAGATAACGTTTAATTTTTCTGTAATCTGGATAAATGATATACAACCTGCACAGATCATCAAAAATTTTATCACTAATTGAAGTCTGAAAAAGCCTTTCTAACAGTCCTTTGTTTTTAACAAAGAAGTTGTAATAGGCTTCTTCAGTGGTACTTTCAAAAATAGGTTTGTTCTTTATCAAGTCGGAAAGCAATTTGTCCGTTTCGATTATAAAAATTTTGTCCTTTTCCGATTTACTTAAATATGTATTATTGTAGCCGCTGTCAGCATTAAATTCTTTAATCACCGTAATAGTGTCTTCAGATAACCGTTCTTTATAAGGACCTATGCTTTCAAAGAACTTGCTTACTTTGTTTTGCTTACCTTTTTCTGTTTTTAATTTAGACGCTTCGTACAAAGTCTTATTCCAATATCGCTTAAAGAAAGCTTGGCAATACTTTTGATAATTTGCAGTAATCTCTTGTAGTTCTTCACTTGGTGTAGGATGATAAAAACCGTCGTATTCAATAGTACACAATTCTTCTAAAGCGGATTGCAACCGGTCTAAATTATCAAAAAATTTGTCGATGCTTGTGCTTTCCCGTACCCAGTGCTTATAATCGGCTATACCGCAATATATCAAATATACTCGTGTAGCCGTATCTAAGTCTTCATACATAATCTCACCTCGTCATTTCCACGCTTTTACTTTTCTACATTTGTTCAACTTCTTCTAAAGAATTAAAACTAAAAAAGTCGCCTCTGGCTATATGCTCCATTTCATGAGCTATAGCCTTTTTTTGTTCCTCATACGATATATTTGAGTTTATGTAAATATTGTAAAACCCGTCGTAATCCATAGCTGTAACGCCTTTTACTGTAGTAGGTAAAGAAATGTATCTGATACAATAATCCAATATCATTCACTGTCCTTTTGCAAACGCTTTAAAATTTCAACAGTAGCTTCTATATCTTCTTTAGTAACATTCTTTGACACGCTGAAAAGTATTTTCATTTCAGGTCGAGTTCGCAGTTCGTCAATTATGTCTCTTGTTTCATCGTCAAGGTAAATAGGCTCATTGTGAGCTTCAACCCTTATGTTTTCTTCGCCATTTAATAAATAATCAATAGGAACCCCAAAATACTCGGCAATTTTTGAAACTGCTTCTGATGAGAGAGCCTTACTTCTGCCGTATTTCAAATCGGTGATGGATCCTCTACTTACTTTGGCTTCTCTGCACATCGCTGTAACTGAAATTTTATGTTTCAAACATAAATTCTCGATTCTTATGTACAATTCTGACATAGTTACACCTCATTTTTTGTGCAACCGTACAGTCTTACGAAATTCCGTAAATTAATTCAAAATAGCCATTGACATTTACGGAGAAACGTAATATAATACAAACATAGACAGTACGGAAGAACGTAATACAATCATTTCACATCTACAGTGTATTACATTTTTCCGTAAAAGTCAACACTATAATGATATATAGTATAGTTTAGTATGTAAAAGAGGTGATAATTATTAGCGAACGTAAAAGACCATTAACTGAGTACGGAGTAGAGGTCAAAGTCAAACTTATGAAGCTAAACAAAACGCAAAAATGGCTTATAGAAGAAGTTAAAAAACTTCTGCCGGAAACCTATCTTGATTCATCTAATTTATACAAGATAATGACAGGTGAAATTAAGTCAATCAAAATCGAAACAGCTATAAATCAGGTTTTGAATACTAACTGTACTCCATAAAAACGCATGCAACAAACAGGAGGTGAAAACATGGAAGCCAACATTGAAAGAGAATGGGAAGAAAAGTACAAGCCTGCTATTCTCCGGCATAAGAAAGTGCCAAAGGAGATAGTAGCCGATTTACTTGACGTATCAACACAGACGGTTGATGATATGCTTCGCTCGGGTGATTATCATTTTGGTATTGCACGGCATTGTGCAGGCGGTAAGTACAAGTATGAGATCCATCCATTGCGATTTATAGCGTGGTACGAAGGAAGGTTACTTTAATAAGGAGGTAGAAATGAAAATATCTAAGATAATTGCCTGCATACTCTCCCAGATCCTACGGTTGTGGATAACAGCGTGTGCGGCCGTGATGATGTACATACCGATGTCTGCACTGGCTTACGCCCAGAGGGGCTATCGTGCAATCGGCGGCGAGATGTTGCCCGTTGCAATAGTCGCTGTTGCGGTTTGGTATGGGCTGGGATGGCTATGCGAAGAATGGTATAGGACGATGAGAGGAGGCGGACACGATGACAGATCTTGAGCAAATCGCCAAAGAAGCCACCGATCACGGTATGACATATGGCGAATATGTTGCCTGAAAGGCGAGAGCCACAATTGAGCAACAGCAAAACTTCCGCAGAGCACAACAGGTGGCGGAGCTGAACAGAAAGAGAGGGAAGAAGAAATGAAGTACAAGGTAACAGCTACGTTTGATGCAATAAACGAGGCAATGGCGCTTGTCAATGCTCTTGTCGGTGTTGTCGATGAGGTCGAGATGATTGACGAGGAGGACGAAGACGACGATGATCAGATATGAGAAGCCTATCATCAAGACTGCCGCAGAGATGAAACCTGGCGACATCTTCCGCACCGAGTATGGCAATTACGGCAACTGGTGTGAGTTTGTCTTTGAAAGCTGTAATGCGTACCTTTTCGATATGACAGAAACACACTATCATAGAAAAGGACATACGCAAAGCGAAACGTGCTACAGTATGACAAACATACGCAAAGTGGTTTATGAGGTTGTCGGTAGAGAATAAAAAAAGAGCTCCCGTAAGGGAGCAAAGAAAATATTTATCAAGACCAGTATAACACTGGCAAAGGAAAAAGTCAATGGATATTGAAGAAAAAATTAACGAAATGACGCTTGGAAGCTTGTTTGATGGTATCGGTGGTTTTCCTTTTGCCGCAACAATAGTAGGAATTAAACCAATATGGGCTTCGGAGATAGATCCTGCTTGCATTGCAGTAACTAAAAATCGCTTTCCTGATATGGAACACCTGGGTAGTATCACAGATATAGACGGTGCGAAAATCCCGCCCGTAGATGTAATTACTTTCGGCTCGCCGTGCCAGGATCTAAGCGTCGCTGGAAAACAAGTTGGGCTTGATGGCGAGCGAAGCGGGTTATTCAAAGAAGCGATACGAATAATTTACGAAATGAGGTCAGCGACAAATGGAAAATATCCGAGTTTCATTATTTGGGAAAACGTCCCCGGAGCGTTCAGCAGTAATAATGGGCGCGATTTTAGAACCGTGCTTGAAGAAATCACAAAGACCGATATTCCAATGCCTTCAAGTGGAAAATGGGCGACCGCAGGAGTGGTTCGAGGGGGGGCGATTTGTGCTGCGTGGCGACAACTTGACGCTCAATATTGGGGAGTGCCCCAGCGAAGAAAGCGCATCTACCTTGTCGGAAGTTTTGGAAGTGATCGTGCCGAAAAAATATTATTTGAGTGCGACAGCGTGCGCGGGTATCTTGCGCCGTGCGGAACGGCGCGGGAAAGAACTGCGGCCACAACTGAAGGAAGCGTTAATATCAGTAGTGAATGCTTCGACGCAAGAGAAAACGGCGACGGGGGGGTAATTCCGACAATGACGGGCGACCATAACGGGCGGGTAAATGATTATTGTGCGGTTGTGGTGCAAGCAAAAGGCTTCAACGGTCAAAACAGCGTTACGGCAGGCGACGTCGAAATGCGCGAAGAACTATCCCCGACTATCACTTGTAAAAAGCAAGCAGATGTACTATATGCGGCGGGCTTCAAAGGTGGAGCGGGCGCAAAAGCGGGCGGCATTGGTTTTGAAGAAGAAAAGTCGCCGACGCTTATGTCAACACCGAGCGGGACGAACGCCACGCCGACGGTTATTGTCGGTAAAACGGTCGTTTTCGATGAAACACAAATTACATCGCCGCAGAACGGAAACAACCCGAAGCCGAACGGCCCTTGCCACCCGTTAGCGGCTACGGCAAAACCGCCCGTATTGTGCATACAAGGAAAATCAATCGGAAGGGCTGATAAAAACGCGCCGAACGGCAGCGGAATAAATGAAGGCGTTTCTTTCACGCTTAACACCGTTGACCAACACGCCGTTGCATATGCTTGTGACTACGCTTCGTTTAATCAGGGTAAAAACGCTCTGTATGCTCCTGACGTAAATGACAGCGGCATAAATTCGACACTAGTAGCAAAAGGACCGTCGGCTGTAGTCTATAAATTCATCAAATGGATTGTACGCCGCCTTACACCGCTTGAGTGCGAGCGATTACAAGGTTATCCCGACGATTGGACAAAGCTCCCTAAAATTGATGATATGACCGAAGAAGAATTTTCGTTTTTTTTGCAAATATTTTTGCTTGATAAAGCGGCAAGAGGCAAAAAAACAAGAGTGCCAACAAAAGCTTCGCTTGTTAAATGGTATAACAAACTTGACTGCGATGGAAATCGCTACAAAATGTGCGGAAACAGCCTTGCAATACCGTGTGCGCTTCGGGTGCTCGGGGGTATTGCTGAAAACGGAGTATTTAATAATGGAGGTTGTCGGCAGAGAATCAGTATAAAGGAAAAAGGCTGTCACAAGGACAGCCACAAAACAAATTAAAACGTTATTACAGTGATTATATCACAGCGTGAAAGGAATGTCAATGGTCACACCATTACAAGAACAAATTGAAATGCTCATCGGACCTGTAACATGGGACGAGTTCTGGACCGCAGTACCTAAGGCACACGCAAAGCTGTGGCGGATAATTGAACGTGAGGGCAATCCTGACGGCAGGAGACTGACGATTGATTATGCGGTACAGCTGATAGCAGAACAGATAGAAGCGGGCAGAATGATGAATAAGCATAGAAAGGACTAATAAATGGATAAGTATAACTCGTTTATAGCAAGCAAAGCTATAACAGTTGAAGCTAAAGGATTTAAAGTTGATATAAGTGAACTGAATCCGATGCTCTTCGATTTTCAGAAAGATATAGTCCGTTGGGCTCTTGCAAAGGGTAAAGCGGCAATATTTGCTGATTGTGGTGATGGCAAGACTGCGATGCAACTCGAATGGGCGGAACAGATACGGAAGAGGACGGGAGCAAAAGTGCTCATAATAGCTCCACTCGCAGTATCGGCTCAGACACAGAGAGAAGGTCAAAAATTTGGTATAGCGGTTAATATCTGTTCTTCTCAAAGTGATGCAACAAACACTGCGGTCAACATCACTAATTATGAGAAACTTGATAAGTTCATATCATCAGAGTTTGAAGCAATTGTGCTTGACGAAAGTTCTATCATTAAGAGTTTTTCGGGAAAGATACGTAATCAGATAATGGGTATGTTTGCAATGACACCATACAAACTTGCTTGCACCGCTACGCCTGCTCCTAATGACTATATGGAACTCGGCAATCACTCTGAGTTCTTAGGGGTAATGACACGAGCTGAAATGCTTGCAATGTACTTCGTGCATGATGGCGGAGAAACATCAAAATGGCGGCTTAAAGGTCATGCTCAGGATTTATTCTGGAAATGGCTATCGAGTTGGTGCGTTGTAATGGATGATCCTAAAAAACTCGGATATAAATGCGATGGCTATGATTTACCAGCGCTAAACGTGCATGAAATAGTTGTTGATGCAGAGTACGCCGAGAATGTAGCAATGACGCTAAAAGAGCGGCGTGAAGCACGTAAAGAATCGCTCGATGCAAGGTGCTATGCAGCGGCTGAACTTGTCAATTCATCTGAAGAAACATGGTTATGTTGGTGCGATTTGAACGCCGAAGCGGAGAAACTCCGTAGCACAATTTATGGTAGCGTGAATGTGCAGGGCTCAGACACTGCTGAATATAAGTCGAAATCTATGCTTGATTTTGCAAGCGGAAATATAAAATGTCTTATAACAAAACCTAAGATAGCGGGATACGGTATGAATTGGCAGAATTGCCATAACGCTATATTCGTAGGGCTATCAGATAGCTTTGAAGCGTATTATCAGGCTATACGGCGTTGTTGGCGATTTGGGCAGAAAAACGACGTTAATGTGTATATAGTTATTTCTGCACGAGAGGGAGCAGTAAAAGAAAATATTGAACGTAAGCAACGTGACAATGAAAAAATGAAAGAACATCTTATTGAACTGACTAAGGATATTACACGGCGTGAATTAACTGCTACAGTTCGCATATCAACAGAATATAAGCCTATGCAGTCTATGATATTGCCGTTATGGGAGGAATTTAAGTATGCCTAATGTGATAGAGCAGAACATAAAAGAACGATACTCGCTGTATAACGGCGATAGCTGTGAGATAGTTAAGGGAATACCAGACAACAGTATTCACTACACTATCTTTTCACCGCCATTTGCAAGCCTGTATACATACAGCAATAGCGACAGAGATATGGGCAACTGTAAGAACGATGACGAGTTTTACACGCATTTCAAGTATCTTGCCGCCGAACTGTTCAGAATAACTATGCCCGGACGTTTACTTTCTTTTCACTGCATGGATTTACCGAAAATGAAAGAGCGTGACGGTGTGATAGGTCTTAAAGATTTTCCTGCAATAATTCGTCAGGTATTCGAAGATTGCGGTTTTATCTATCACAGTCGTGTAACGATATGGAAAAACCCGGTCACCGAAATGCAGAGAACAAAAGCTCTTGGATTGTTACATAAACAGATAAAAAAAGACAGTGCTATGAATCGTCAAGGAATACCTGATTACATTCTGACAATGCGTAAGCCCGGAGATAATCCGGAACGTGTAACTCATACTGACGAGAGCTTCCCGTGCGATGTGTGGCAACAGTACGCTTCTCCTGTGTGGATGGATATACGTCAGAGTGATACTCTACAAAAAAACTCGGCACGAGAAGAAAAGGATGAACGTCATATATGTCCTTTACAGCTTGAAGTAATTAAACGCTGTGTAGAGCTATGGACTAACCCGAATGATATTGTTCTTGATCCTTTCGGCGGTATAGGATCTGTTCCGTTTGTAGCCCTCGGACTTGGTAGACGTGCGATAGGCATCGAGCTTAAAAGCAGCTATTATAAACAAATGGTAGCAAACGCAGAACAGGCAGATAAGAGCTTTAACAGTAGCACATCAGCTATAGGTGAACAGATGAATTTATCAGAGCTGTTCTCATCAAAAAAGGAATGACCTGCTCTCACTGCGGCAAGACCGCAGAGCAAAATAACAACTGGGTATTATGCCCGTACTACAAATATGCACCGGTGTGTATGACGCACTGCTACAGCGACTGTAAAAGGTTTGATATGGCGGTCGGGAAGTGCGTATACACGCTTAGAAAAGCAGAAAGGAACGGTAAAAAGTAATGCCGGAAATAAAAACGCATTGGAAATTGCTTACGAACCCGAATTATCTCGGAGCGTACTCGCTTCCGAACGGCCAGGACATAGTAGTCGTAATTGATTATGTCCGCCGTGAAGAAATAGTAGGCGTGAACGGTAAAAAAGAATACGAGGTAGTGGCACACCTCAAGAACGGTCAGAAGCCGTTTATACTGAATAAGACAAATATGAAGCAGATACAGAAGCTGTATAACGCTCCATATATAGAAGACTGGGCAGGCCGTGCCATACAGGTATATTTTGATCCGACGGTTGTGTTTGCAGGAAAAAAGGTCGGCGGACTGAGAATACGTCCGACAGTACCGCAGATAGCTCAGACCGAAAGGACTTGTGCCGACTGCGGGAAAGAAATAGCAGGAAACGGCAAATTCTCTGCCGAGCAGATAGCTCAGATGTCATACGATAAGTACGGCAAAAGTCTTTGCTGGGACTGTTCACTGGCAGAAAAACAGAAGATTGAAAGCAGAAAAGCACCCGACGCATTAGGAGGTAACGCATGAAAACAACAAAAATCAAGATCAAGAACCTGTTCGGTATCTCAGAAACCGAGCTTGACGGACAGTCGGTTGAAATAACCGGCACAAACGGCGCAGGCAAAACATCTGTAATTGACGCTATACGCTATGCGCTGACAAACCGCTCCGACCGCTCTTTTGTACTCAAAAAAGGCGAGAATGAGGGCGAGATCATCATCGAAACCGACAGCGGATTGTACATAGATCGCAAGAAAAGAAGCGGACAGGCGGACTACAAGTCTATCAAGGAAGGCGGACGTGATGTTCCTGCTCCCGAAAGTTTCTTGCAGTCGATATTCACGCCACTGCAGATAGATCCGGTCAGGTTTATCGCTCTCCCCGAAAAAGAGCAGAACAGAATAATCCTTGATATGATAGATTTCGACTGGGATCTGAGCTGGATAAAGGAACAGTTCGGTGAGATACCGAGCGGCGTTGATTATCAGCAGAACATTTTACAGGTGCTATCAGATATTCAGAGCGATCACGGCGATTATTTCATTGAAAGACAGGATATTCAGCGTGAAATGCGCCATAAGCGGGCGTTCATCGAGGATATAGCAAAAGACATACCTGAACATTTCGACGCTGAAAAATGGGACAAATATGATGTTGGCGGCGTATATGCAAAGATAACGGAAGCACAGCGCAACAACAATCTTATCGACCGTGCAAGAGCTTTTATGGACAGCTATAACAACAAGGTAAGGGGCTATGAGGCTGAGAAGGAAATAGAGCTTTCTAATGAAAAGAGCCGTATTTCTGCCGAAAAGGAAAGCCTTATTGCTGAGATCGAGCGCAAAAAGGCGGAGATAAAGGCGGCTGAGGAAAAGCTCGGTACATTCGATACGATCTATGCGGATAAGCTGGCGGTCGCTGAAGCTACCTACCGTGAAAAGATAGCAAAGCTTGACGGCGATATGAAAACAGCGCAGGACTGCCTTTCAAAAGAGCGGATAGACACATCAGCGCTTGAAGCTGAGGTAAAGACAGCAGAAGCGATGAAAAAGCATCTGAACGAATATAACCGCATGGTGAATATGGAATCAGAGGTCAAGGCGCTAAAAAACAAGGCGGATAAGCTGACAGAAAAGATAGAGCTTGCACGCAGTCTGCCGGGTATGATACTTGAAAATGCAACGATACCGATTGAGGGCTTTACAGTTGAAAACGGCATACCTCTTATTCACGGCTTGCCTGTCAGCAATCTTTCCGAGGGTGAAAAACTGAATCTTTGCATTGATGTTACCGTTTCAAAGCCTAATGCTTTACAGCTGATACTTATTGACGGCACAGAAAAGCTCAGCACCGAGAACAGACAGCATCTGTACGAAAAGTGCAAGGAAAAAGGCTTGCAGTTTATCGCTACAAGAACAACGGACGGAGAGCTGGAGGTAAACTACTTATGATAGAAGTAAACTCGGAAAACTATTTCAGCCCTGAGATGAACAGAAAATATATGGGCTCATCTCAGTTCAAGGCATTTAAGAAATGCGAAAGCTCGGCACTGGCTGAACTTAACGGAGAGTACGAGAGGGAGGTTACGACTTCTCTCCTTGTCGGCTCTTACGTTGACGCACACTATGAGGGGACGCTCAACATTTTCAGAGCGCAACACCCTGAGATATTCACACGAAACGGCGATCTGAAAAACGAATACAAGCACGCAGAAACTATGATACAGCGTGCAGAAAGAGATGAGCTGTTTTCAAGGTATATGGCAGGCGAAAAGCAGGTTATCTTCATCGGTGAGATAGCCGGTGTGCCCTATAAAATCAAGGTCGACAGCTATCATCCGGATAAAGCGATAGTTGATCTGAAGTGTGTTAAGGACTTTGACGAGGTATATAACTCTGAGTTTGGAGCATGGCAGCATTTCATTGATTACTGGGGCTATGACATACAAGGTGCGATCTATCAGGAAATCGTAAGGCAGAATACAGGCAAAAGCTTGCCGTTCTATATAGCGGCGATAACGAAACAGAAGCCTGAGCCCGACTTGCAGTTATACTACATACCGCAGGAAAATCTTGACGAGGCGCTTTTTACAGTAAAGACCTTATCGCCGCGTTACAAGATGATAAAGGAAGGTAAACTGACACCTCTGAGGTGTGAAAAGTGCAATTACTGCCGTCACACTAAGGTGCTTTCGGAGATCATAAACTACAGGGACGAGATAATCGACAGCAATATTGAGGATATGGAGGACTAAATGTACAACAAGGCAATTCTTATGGGGCGTATCGTAAACGACCTTGAACTTAAATCCACTCCGTCCGGAGTATCTGTGCTGTCATTCAGAATAGCGGTTGACCGCAGATATCAGACAAAAGGCGAAGAAAAAAAGACCGATTTTCTTAACATTGTTGCATGGCGTAACGAAGCGGAATTTATATCAAGATATTTTGCTAAGGGACGTATGATACTCATTGAGGGTGAAATTCAGACGAGAAGCTATCAGGACAAGAACGGCAATACAGCATACGTTACCGAAATAGTTGCTGACCGTTCGACATTCACGGGTGAGAAGAAGGATAGCAGTTCTTCCGGTACGACAGGTTATACGCCTGCACCTGCGGCTGCTTCGTATAATGCACCAACCACTCCGGCAAGCTCGGCAGTAGTAGCACCCGATGACGATGATGATTACCCGTTCTGATGAGGTGGCTATGAGTTTTGATAAAAAGACATTTATGAAAACCGTCACCGTTATCTATGATACAAGGGAGCAGCAGAACAAACACATTATTGACAAGCTCGGCGAATGTGGAATAATGACGGAAAAAAGGAAGCTCGATTTCGGCGATTATTCGTTTATGGCAGAGGGCAGGGACTTTTCCCTGTCTTGCGCTGTAGAACGAAAGGCGAATGTAGACGAGATATATAACAACATTATGCAGGACAGGTCACGCATAGAAAAGGAAATGAGCGCCGCTTCACAGCTTGCGAACGGTTTTACGTTGCTTCTTGAAAATGTGAGCTCGTGGGGTGCGTTAAAGTCCTATCAGGTGCCTAAATGGCAGATGGATATGTCGCCACAGCGAAAGAATAAGGATATAGGTGCCAATGTCTATGCCACGCTGAAAGCATGGAGCAGTGCAAGCAGATACGGTTTTTCCGTTGAATTTGTAGAAGATCCGAAAGATACGGCAGGCAAAATGCTTGAGATTTTCTATTACTATTGGCGTAATTACAAGGAACTGACACAGGCTCGGAGGTGATCTAATGGCTGACATTGAGGGCGGTTATATCAAACTGTACCGCAAGATGATTAAGTGGCAATGGTACTCTGACGAGGTAATGTTCAGAGTGTTTATGCACTTGTTATTGACGGCAAATTATGAGCCGATGTATTGGCGAGATATCAAAATAGACAGAGGGCAGACAGTTATCAGTGTATCAAAACTAAGTGCAACACTAAAATACAGCAGAGACACAGTCCACAGAGCATTAAAACGCTTAGAAAGTAGTGGGGAAATCATACGCCAACCGAACGCTCGATACACGATTGTTACTATAGTTAACTACAATTTGTATCAAGATAAGCCGAACGCTGACCGAACGCTCGCCGAACGCTCGCCGAACGCTGACCGAACGCTCGCCGAACGCAGATTAGGCACAATGGAAGAAGTAAAGAAGAATAAGAAGAATAAAGAAGAAAAAGAAGAAAAAGAAGCGGTGCGCTCCGCTTCCGGCTCGCAGGAACAAAATCTGATTGACCTGTACGGTATCGAGGCAACAGAGAAGTACAAGAAAAGATTTCGTGATTGGGCAGAGAAGAGAGGCAAGCAGAACCTTGATTGCATAACGACAATTGCCAAATGGATGGAGCAGGACAACGTACCGAGAAAAAAGGCTGAGGTAAACGATGGAGGAACTCATACGAATTTCAGGCCAAGCGAATGGTGACAGCACTAAGCACGGACCGATATACACGAGCAAGGAAGTAATGGAGCTGGGGATACCGAGCGACGAACCCATACCGGAACCGAAGACGTGTAAATACTGCGGAAAGACGCTGTACCACGAATGTATTGTTATTGCAGGCAAAGCTCTTGTATGGTGGCTGAACCAACCGCAGAGGTGTGACTGCGAAAAAGCAGTCGAGTTCTGGAAGCGATGGGACGCTAAGCAAGAAGAACTGCGGAAGGCACAGGCTATTGCAGAAGAACAGGAACAGAAGCGCCGGAAGATAGAGGCTATACTCGGCAAATCGGGCATCAAGCAGCGATTTCTTTCGAGGACATTTGAAAATTTTGCTGTGAACAACGAGAACCGCAAGGCGTACGAAACAGCAAAAGAATATGTTGACAACTGGCAGGATAACAAAGATAACGGCAGAGGACTGTATCTTGAGGGAACTTGCGGAACAGGAAAGACGCACCTTGCCGTAGCTATTGCACTGAAGCTGATAAATCAGGGCGTGCCGGTTATCTGCAAGACGTCTATCGATCTGCTTGCCGATATAAAGCACAGCTATGAGTATGACAGCACAGTGAACGAAGAAGAAGTACTGACTGCATACAAGACGGCTGATTTGCTGGTAATCGACGATTTGGGTAAGGAACGGGCTACCGAATGGTCCGTGCCTATCCTGTACCGGATAATCAATGACAGATACGAAAATATGCTGCCAACGATCATAACCACAAACTATAACACCGATTCTCTGATAGAAAAATTGACGGTGAGCGGTGACAGGGAAACGGCGGAAGCAATCATAAGCAGATTTAAAGGCAGTGCTTCCTGCGTCACTATGGCGTGGGAGGATTACAGGAGGAAAAAATATGACTGAAGAAGAAATCTTGAACAAATGTAAGGAAAGGTTTGCTGCGCATAAAGCAACGTTGATACAGGACACTGACCGCTATATGATTATTGATTGGCGCAAAGCCGATGGAAGTATCGACTATTACGTTAATTACATTCTCGATAAAAAGAGAGGAAACCTGATAATAAGCGGCGACTTGGGAGATTGCATTGCAACGTGGTACAATGCGGTCAGTCCCAGACAAATGAGAAGCTATCTCAAAGATGTTCATTATTTCACAAGCAAATTTCAGTGTTCGACCGATAAATATATCTACGATCCGGACAGTGCTTTCGAAGACATCAAATACCAACTGAAAGACTACATGAAATTAGAACTCGAAGAACTGTTGAATGCCTGCAGAAAGCATTTATGGTATTCAGTTGAAACAGAAGAGGAACTTTGGGACGCTGTGAAATCGGATATAGATGAGAATTGGTATTCGGACATCAATCCACATTACTCGACAGAAATGATAAATTTTTTACAAGAACTGTACTATGAGTATTACGAGTGGCTTTATGACTGCGGAAGTAGTATAGATATGCGTGTGTATCTATGGGCGGTCGGCTATGAAATGGCTTATACACAGCTGGAATGTGCAAGAGAGAAAGGAGGCAAACAATGACTAAACGCAAACCCGCAACCGAAACCTGCCTGTTCTGTGGGCACAAAATTTCTGACAGAAGCAACGCAGACACAATCAGAGAGTTTGTCTGCCGTTTTCAGCAGACGGCAAGTGAATCGACAACGACATTACTTGGCAATCGCATTGTAACTTACAGAATATCGCCAGAGGAGCTTGAGGAACTTATGGATAATATGATAGCGGAGGTAATTGGAGAAGATAGCATGATGAAAGCTTGGTTTGCAAAAGAAACTGTTAATTTTAGGGCAACAGTCGTCTTTGCTGAAACACGAGGCAAAGCAAAATCAGCCGCATTAATTACCGATTGCTGTGAAGGGGCAAATTTCTGCGATATTGAAGTAAGACGAGTACCGCAAATGGACAAGTATTACGTCGAAGGTAAAACAGAAATGGACTGGTCAGATCCGAAAGACAGAGTTGCTTTAGTAAAAGAGTGCGGTTTTTGTTGTAGACATCCGATAGCAGAAGATTGCAAAGACTGCCCGGCGAAAGAATTTTGCGATGAGGCAGTGCAGAAAGAGGAGGAAACGGAATGACATTATCAGATTTAGAAAAATACCGTGCGAATTGTGAGCTGCTTGAATGTATAGACAGGCAACTCGGCAAGAAAAAAGTGCTGATAAGTACTCAGGGTTCAGCGGGACCGCCGGCATATCAACTTGTGACAAAAAAAGACGAAGGTTATATACACGGGCTTGGTACTGTATCGCTTCTTAATGAAAAAAGCCGCATAGAAGCCGAAAACGAGAAGATATGCGCTTTTATAGACGCAATACCGGTCAGAAGATTTCACAAGGCGCTGAAGTTGTATTGCATAGGCTGTGGATCTAAGACGTTTACATGGGACGAGGTTGCAGGTATGTGTGATGAAACGAGCGGAGAATCATTACGCAAGGCATTAGACAGATATTTCAAAGAATTGTCCGCTGATGTCCGTTAATGTCCGCAAATGTCCGCCGTTGTCCTATTGATGTCCGAAATCAAGTGTGCTAAAATTAGAATGGGAAAACTACAACAATAAGTTTTCCTCCTGAAGCCCGGCACAACGGTGTCGGGTATTCTTATACCCAAAAGAAAGGACGGTGTTACCGTGACCGAAAGACAGAAGAAATTCGCCGAATATTACGCTCAGTGCGGTAACGCCGCCCAGAGTGCAATACAGGCAGGATACAGCAAAAAGTATGCAAATACTAATGCTTCAAAATTACTACAAAATACTACAATTACGGAATACATAAAACAGCTCACCGAAGACGCCCAGACTGCACGCATAATGACCGCCTGCGAACGGCAAGCTTTGTTATCCGATATAGCTAAGGATAAACAGAACGAGCTGTCGGACAGGATACGGGCAATAGACACGCTGAATAAGATGACGGGGGAGTATGTGGCTAAGATACAGGCGGAGGTCAAGACCTCTGAAAAGCTTTCAGACGTTTTCGCTCAGATAGGCGGTGAGGGGCTTGACGAGTAGTTTTCCTCTGTCACAGAAATATATCGACTTCATCAACAGCGTGCATAATGTGACAGCGGACTTTCTCGAAGGTACTACCGCAAGCGGAAAGACAACCGTCGGCGCAGGCGTAAAGTTCATGCGTATGGTGTCCGCAAGCCGAAAGAAGCTCCACGTTATCGCCGCAAAGACAACCGGCAAGGCAGAAGAAACGATTATTCAGCAGGACAACGGCATTCTTGACCTTCACGCAAACGCAAAGTATTTCGGCAACGGCGATAAGGATTATAAACTGCCGCATATCAAGTTTGAGGGCAAGATAATCTATGTTCTCGGATATGACAACAAGGATAAATGGCAGATGGCACTCGGCGCTCAGTTCGGGTGCGTCTATATCGACGAGATAAATACCGCCGATATAGAGTTCGTCCGTGAGATGTCTACCCGAAATGATTACCTTATGGCTACCCTGAACCCCGATGATCCGGGCTTGCCGGTGTATAAAGAGTTTGTCAACCGCTCACGTCCATACAAAAAATACGCCTGTGACGTGCCGGATGAAATAATGAAAGAGCTTACGGAAGAACCTGTGCCGGATTGGCGGTACTGGTTCTTTACTTTTCGTGATAATCTTTCGCTGACCGATGAGGACATACAACGAAAGATGCTTGCCGCCCCGAAGGGTACTAAGCTGTACAAGAACAAGATACTGGGCTTGAGAGGGCGTGCAACGGGGCTTGTTTTCGATTTACAACCCCGTAATATAATTTCACTCGGTACGGCGCAAGGCTTTAAATTCGAGCGGTTCTCGGCGGGTTTAGATACAGCCTACTCGCAGTCCTCACCTGATACGATAGCATTTACGTTTGTGGGGATCACGGCGGACCGCAAATGCGTAACGCTTGACGAGGAAACATACAACAATCGTGACCGCCGTGTGCCGCTTACACCGTCCGATATTCCGAAAATCTTTACCGATTTTCTTGAAAGAAATCGCAAGCTGTGGGGCTTTGCAAAAGATGTCTACATAGACAGCGCAGATCAGGCAACGATACTCGAATGCCAGAAGTTCAAGCGGCTTTCGGGAAGCCTGTATAACTTCATACCTGCATTCAAGAAAACGAAAATAATCGACCGTATTCACTTGCAGTCAGCGTGGCTGGCGGCAGGTGATTTTTATATCCTGGAACATTGCAAAAATTACATAGCGGAGCTTAACATATACAGCTGGAAAGAGGATAAGGCAGAGCCGGAGGACGGCAACGATCACTGCATAAACTCCTGCCAGTATGCCTGGCTTCCGTTCAAATCACTTATAGGGAGCGTGAAAACAGATGAAATTTGAGATAGGAGAGAAAGTCAGACAGATGTTTCTGAACTGGCTCAATATAAATCCTGCATCGGAGCAGACCTTTGTCCTGAACGAAAGAACGGGGCTTATGGCGGATATTCTCCGTGCGAAGCTTTGGTACAGGGGCGACGCTTACGAGCTGTCACAGTTCTTCAAGCAGCTCGGCTGCGGCACAAATTCTTTCTGGGGGAGCGTTCCCGATAACGAGAAAGTCCGCAAGATACACAGCGGTTTGCCTGCCATTATAGCCGATACGCTCGCCTATATCGTTTATTCGGATATGGACGATATAGCGGTCGAGGGTGAAAAAGGCAGAGCGGCATTTGAGAATATATCGCAGAACACGGACTTTACCGCACTTGTCGGAAAGGCAATAGTAGATACGCTCGTTGAGGGTGACGGCGCTTTCAAGATTTCGGTCGATGATACGCTGTCCTTAACGCCTATTGTTGAATTTGTGGGAGCCGACAAGATCGAATATCGCTATCTGAGGGGCGTGCTGTCAGAAGTTATCTTCCGCAGTGCCCACGAAGACGGCAACAGGATATATCAGCTTGAGGAGCATTACGGCAGAGGTTACATTGAAAGCCGATTGTACGACCACAGCGGTCACGAGGTGAGCCTTGACAGTGTTCCTTGCCTTGCCGGCATAGAACAACGAGTAGAGTTTGCCGGGGATTATATAATGGCTGTACCGCTGAAGTTTTACGCTTCTAAGAAATATCAGGGCAGAGGCAAGAGTATATTCGACGGCGGTAAATCCGATTGTTTTGACGCTCTGGACGAAGTTATATCGCAGTGGTGGGACGCAATCAGAATGGGACGTGTGAAGCAGTACATACCCGATAATATGATACCCCGCAATGCCGAGAACGGCTCGGTCGGAAAGCTCAACCAGTTCGGCAACAATTACATCACGATAAGTCAGCCGTTGCAGGAGGGCGTTACCCCGAAGATTGAGGTCGTCCAGCCCGACATAAAGTATGACGCATTTGTATCATCGTATACAAACTGCCTGTTGATGTGCCTGCAAGGACTTGTATCGCCTGCCACGCTCGGTATAGATGTCGGAAAAATGCAATCCGCAGACGCTCAGCGAGAGAAAAAGGACGTAACCGGCAACACCCGAAACACCATCACAACGGCGCTTGAAAAGGCTCTGCCTGAGCTTGTGTCGGCTGTATTAAAAACATACGACAATATGCAGGGCAAAGCTCCCGAAGAATATGAGGTAAGTGTTGATTTCGGTGAGTACGGCGCACCCGACTTTGACAGCCGTGTAGAAACGGTCGGCAAGGCAAGTACCTACGGCATTATGTCGGTCGAAACGCAGGTCGAGGAGCTGTGGGGATCATCAAAAGAAGACAAATGGAAAGCCGGTGAAGTCAAGCGTATAATGCAGGAAAAGGGGCTTGCCGATGGTGCGACATCTGCGGTAGGTGATGAGCTTGCTTAGTTTCAGAGATATTGCAAGGATATTCGAGGAGATAGAGCTAAGGCTCATTGCTTCGCTGAAACGCAATCTTTCACGGCACAAAGCCGAAGAAGAAAAAGAAGGCTTTGAATGGTCTGCGTGGCAGGCTGAAAAGCTCAATAACATTGACAATTTCCGCAAGGAGAACGCTCAGATAGCGGACGAATATGTAGATGTTATTGACGATGAAACCCGACAGCTTATGACGGATCAGTTTCATGAGGGGGAGCATACAGCGGAGCAGTCGGTCATTGATGTTTCGGGAAGCAGCATCAATGTTCCCAATGTTCCCGATGTTCCGGCACAGCCTCAGCCGCCCGAAGCGCCGACAGCTATACCCGATGATCACTTTTTCGGGGTCAACAAGCCGAAGATGGATAAGCTGATGGAAGACGTGACAACGCTTGAAAAGACCGCCCTTACTGCCGCTGTGCGTAATATGGACGATGTTTACCGCACAACGCTGAACAAGGTACAGCTTATGATGGGCACAGGCTCAATTACGCTTAATGAAGCAATCGACCTTGCAACAAGGGACTTTCT